TTGATAATGCAGCAGATGCTGATGCACTCAAAGCATTGGACTTAGCCACTCTACTAGGAGAGTAATATGTCTAGGGCTAAGAACTTAGCTAACTTTCAGACTACGATTACTGATGGTACAACTTCAGTAGCTACTAGTTTTGTAACTAATGGTAGTTCTAAAGCTTGGACTAAATTTGATGGTTCTGCTGTAACTTCTGATTTAACAGGGGTTCTGGCAAGTTTTGGCGTTGCTTCTGTTGTTGATAATACTACTGGTGATTTTACTGTTAATGTTAGTTCGGCTTTTTCAACAGCACATTATAGTGTTGCATCAACAAATGGAGTGATTGCTAATAATGGTGGAATATTTTCTGTAGCAGAAAACGCTGCTGCATCACCAACAGCAAGTGCGTATAGGTTAAATGTTTGTAGTCCAGGGGGAACACAAAATGATAATACATCTATAAAACTTACTTTTGATGGAGACCTAGCCTAGGTTATGTCAACACAAGAGCAAATCAGAATAGCTGCTGAAAGTGATCTTGTAACATTTATCAGACTAGTAGCACCAGAGCAGATACTAGGGCAAGCACATGAGGATGTTTGTAACTGGTGGACAAGACCTGACTCAAAGACACATCAACTTCTACTCTTTCCTAGAGACCACGGAAAATCAAGATTAATTGCTTTTAGGGTAGCTTGGGAGTTGACAAAGAACCCAACTTTACGTATACTATACATATCAGCTACAGCTAACCTTGCTGAGAAACAACTAGGATTTATCAAAGGCATACTGACCTCAGAGATATACAGAAGGTATTGGCCTGAACACGTAAACTTTGATGAAGGTAAACGAACACGATGGACTAACTCAGAGATTATGTTGGACCATCCACTGAGGAAAAAAGAAAATGTTAGAGACCCTTCGATCTTTACTGGTGGACTTACTACATCGCTTACAGGCTTACATTGCGACATTGCTGTCCTCGATGACTGCGTGGTGTATGAAAATGCTTACACAGGCGAAGGACGCAATAAAGTCAAAAGCCAGTACTCTCTTCTCTCGTCTATTGAAGGCGCTGAAGCTAAAGAGTGGGTAGTAGGAACTAGGTATCACCCTGCTGATCTATATAACGATCTACTACAGATGACAGAAGATCAGTACAATCTAAGAGGTGATAAGATAGGTGAGGACAGTATCTATGAGGTATTTGAGAAACCTGTAGAAGAAAGAGGAGATGGAACAGGAGAGTTTCTTTGGCCTAGAACCCAACGCAAAGACGGTAAGTGGTTTGGGTTTGACATGAAGATACTAGCAAAGAAACGTGGTCAGTACTTAGACAAAGGACAGTTTAGAGCACAGTACTACAATGACCCTACAGATCCTGACAACGTACCTGTCTCGCCAGATAAGTTTCAGTACTACGAAAGAAAACACATTAGAGAAGAAAATGGGTTTATCTTTTACAAACAAAATAGACTGAACGTATTTGCTGCTGTTGACTTTGCTTTTAGTTTAAACAAACGTGCTGACTATACAGCCATAGTGGTGGTAGGAATTGACTCAGAAAACAACATCTACGTCTTGGACATCGACAGATTCAGGACTGACAGAATATCTGATTACTTCGAAAACATACTCCACATGTCAAACAAGTGGTCATTCAGAAAACTTAGAGCAGAAACAACAGTTGCACAAATGGCAATCGTCAAGCAACTCAAAGAACTTATCAAGCAACACGGACTAGCTATAAGCATTGATGAGTACAGACCTAACAAAAGTCAAGGTAATAAACAAGAACGCATAGCTTCAATACTTGAGCCACGTTATGATAACATGAGTATATGGCACTATAGAGGCGGCAACACTCAACTACTAGAAGAAGAGTTGTCATCTAGAAACCCTGCTCACGATGATATTATAGATGCTTTAGCCTCAGTTATTGACATGGCTGTCAAGCCAGCTAGAACAATACGTAGGAGTAAAGATAACGTGGTACAGTTTAATTCTAGATTCGGTGGGGTATCCTTCTAATGGCTGGAACAACTATTGACCTGCAGACTATGATTGATCCGCACAGTCTTGCAGTAGATATTGCAGATCGCTGGACAAAGTGGAACAACGCAAGGCGTCCAAAGATTGAAGAGTGGAAAGAGTTACGTAACTATATTTACGCTACGGACACAAGAACTACGTCCAACAGTAAACTACCTTGGACTAACAGTACGACTACACCAAAGCTAACACAAATAGCTGACAACCTACACGCTAACTATTTCTCAGCTTTGTTTCCACAAAAGCGTTTCTTTAGGTTTGAAGCACATGATGAAGACTCAGATGTAAAGTCTAAGCGTGACGTTATCCAATCTTACATGGAAAACAAAATACGTCAATCTAGTTTTGAAAACACTGTAAGTAAACTAATCAATGATTATATTCAGTATGGCAACTGTTTTGCTACAGTAGAGTTTACTAGAGATTATACTGAGTATGAAGACGGAGAACTTTCAGTTAACTATGTAGGACCTAAGCTTGTCAGGATTTCTCCATTTGACATCTGCTTTAACCCAGTTGCTTCAAGTTTCGGAGATAGCCCTAAAATTGTCCGTTCAGTTTTAACTACAGGTGAGCTATCTAGACAAATAGAAGAGACTGTTGACAACGAATACCTGAAACAAATATTTGACAGGATGCTAACAAACAGGGCTTCAGTAAATGGATACGGTGGCGGTGATGTAGACGTAGACAAGTCTCACGCATTTACTGCTGATGGTTTTACTAATCTAACTGAATACTACGAGTCAGACTACGTAGAGCTTATGACATTCTACGGTGACATTTACGATAACGATACTAACACCTTCCACAAGAACAGAGTTATAACTATTGTAGACAGAGCCTACGTAATCTACAATGAGCAGAACCCTAGCTGGTTAGGTAAGTCACCAATCTATCACGCAGGTTGGAGAGAGCGTCCAGACAATCTATACGCAATGGGGCCACTTGACAATCTTGTAGGTATGCAGTATCGTATAGATCACCTAGAAAACCTCAAGGCTGATGTCTTTGATCAGATAGCCTACCCTATCATTAAGATCAGAGGTGACGTAGAGGACTTTGACTTTGAACCAGCAGCACGTATATACATGGGTGAAGAGGGTGACGTAGGTTACCTAGCTCCTGACCCAACAGCACTAAACGCTGACTTTCAGATACAGAACCTAGAAGGTAAAATGGAAATGATGGCTGGTGCTCCAAGAGAAGCTATGGGTATCCGTAGTGCAGGAGAGAAGACAGCCTTTGAGGTTCAGCAGTTGATGACTGCAGCAGGACGTATTTTTCAACACAAGACTGCTCACTTTGAAAGAGTATTCTTAGAGCCTATACTAAACGCAATGCTTGAGGCGGCTAGACGTAATATGGATATTGCGGATACAGTTAGAGTTCTTAATGATGATACAGGTTTATTCTTCTTTGAACAAATTACAAAAGAAGACATAATGGCTAACGGTAAGATTGTACCTATGGGTGCTAGACACTTTGCTGAAAGAGCACAGAGAGTACAAAGCTTGACACAACTTTATCAGATTAAACTCTCTGATCCAACGGTGGCTGTACACTTGTCAGGTAAAGAGTTTGCAAGAATCTTAGCTGATGAGCTAGGAGAGCCAGCACTATTTAGTGAGAACATAACTGTAACTGAACAACTTGAGACACAACGTATTAGTACTGAGGCTGAAGTACAATACAATGAGGAACAAGAGATAGCAATAGAGAAGGGTCTATAATATGTATGGTATGAAAAAGAAACCTATGAAAAAGAAACCAATGGAAAAGAAACCTATGAAAAAGAAGCCAGTAAAAAAGAAGCCTATGAAAAAATAAATGAAGGCTGCTTGGTTTAAAAAATGTAAGACGCAAGAAGACAAGGACAAGATCAAACAAAAGATTATGTCCAACTCAGAAAGTCTTCTGCTTCTCGAAGAGATTCTTGAGTCTATGCTTGAGGATAGACCAACTGTGGCTGACTATGACAGCCCTGCTTGGTCACACAAAATGGCTGATCGTATCGGCTACAACAGAGCACTAACCCAAGTGCTTGATCTTATTAACCTAGATAAGGAATAAAATTATGGTATTTACTGATAATACTGAAACCAAACAGGAAGATCAGAACAACGAGAATCAAGGACAGGAAACCCCTCAACAGGAATCTTTTCTTGATAAACTTGTACAGGCAAAGGGTGAGAACTGGAAAGACCCTGAAGTGTTAGCCAAAGGTAAATTAGAAGCTGATGGTTACATTAAAAATCTTGAAGACCAACTCAGTCAAATGAGGGAAGACTTGAAGAAACAGGAATACAAAAACGAAGTTCTTGACCAACTTCAGACCAAGGCCGCTGAAACTACTGCAGCGACTAATGAAGTGCCTAATAATAACAGTAGCACTAAAGAACAGAACACCACTGCAACCTTTAGTGAGGAAGACCTGAAGAGCCTTGTAGAAAAGACACTAGGTCAGCGAGAGTTGGAAGCTAAAGTTCAAGGCAACCTGCAACTCGTTGATAAAGAACTAGAGGGAAGCTTTGGCACTGAAGCCAAGGCTCAAATCGAAAAGAAAGCTGAAGAGCTTGGTATGTCAATAGATCGTTTACGAGACATTGCTGCTGAGTCACCCAACGCATTCTTCGCTCTTATAGGTGAGAACAAACGTCCAGCTAATCCTATGGTTAGTGGGTCAGTTCGAACCGAAGGTGTCAACATGCAGTCCTCTACGGAGCGAGATTTTAATTACTATCAGAAACTACGTAGAGAAAATCGTAACTTGTACTATTCTGCTAAGACGCAACAACAAATGTTCGAAGACAAAAACCGTCTTGGCGAAAAGTTTGGTGCATAATAAAGGAACTTAGACATGGCAATGACCACATCTAATACCTCGTTCCTGCAACGTGCTCAGGTCTATTCATCAGAATTAAAAGAAATTCTGCGTGACGAGATGATGGCACAACGATATGTGCGTATGCTTGATGGTTTTCCTGACGGAAACACTTTCAACATTCCATCTATCGGTCAGGCACAGGTAGACAACTACTCAGAAGATAGTGCGGTCACCTATCGTCCACTCGATACAGGTAACTTCACATTCACAGTCGATAAGTATCTA